TCATTAATTATAGCTTCAAACATAAGTTTTACCTCCAATTAACTCATAAAATAAAATGGATCAGTATCTAAACTATCATAATATGGATACTCACCATTAGTATAATCTCTTATATTCTCTTTCATTCGTGTGTATTGAATACTGAGCTTATCCCATACACGCCACAATCCTAATATATTGGATAATACATTTAGGTTAGTAGTAACAGTGCCATCCATAGATTTATATTCAGCCTTTTCATCTATGCCTAGATAATTAGCTAATTTAATAAGAGATTCGATATCCATATAATTAGCTTGGATTTTGAATGTATGGCTTAATAATAAATTATCTAAAGGATTATCTTTGATACTAGAAAATAAAATAAATTTTATCTTGCCAAAAGAATCGTATTTATCCCAAGACCTTTTAAAATTTTTATTTTTCTTATATAGAGTCTCTATATGCTCTATCAACTCATCTATTGAATTAGCAAAGTTCATGTAACCCGATTCTGCATCTTTTACTATAGCTGAAAACATAATCTAACCTCCTAATATTTACACACAACAAAAAAGAAGAGGAAATTAATCCTCTTCTTATTTTAGTAATTGATGGATAACCACTGCTAATACTGCAATGATAATCATAGCCTTCATACTCATTTCAACACCCCATTTTTAATCAATTCATAAATTATTACGATAATAGCAGTCACAACAGTTGCTACTATCGAGAATTTATCACTCATTAAATTTCCTCTCTGTAATTAGGAACGAATTTCTTTATGTTTGTTTCATCTAATTTACCACTATCTAACAATTGGAATGAAATATCCATTGCATAGATATAATAGAGAGTATCTTCAACTCCATCTATATACATCCATTCTCCATCATCTCCAACTCTAACCCATAAATTATTATATTTTGGGTGATATTGGAAATAGACTATCTTATTTGTATTATACT